TTATGAAGATTATATGAATGACTATATGCAAGAAAATGTTGCAACTTCTCATGTTACTGAAAATGGTCAGTTAGAGAGATGGAAAAATGTAGATCAAAGTCATATTGAAGATATCAAAGTTACAGCAATTAAAGATATAACAGAAAAATTAGAAGACTTTAAAAATGCAAAATCAACTGAGGATGCATTAGATTCAGAATAGCATGAATGAAGAATCCAAAGGACTTTGGCATAATATAAGAGCTAAGCGAGCAAGAGGTGAAGAACCAGCTCGTAAAGGCTCTGATGCCTACAACAAAGCTGTATCAGCAGCAAAAAAGATAAATGCTATGGATGAGATCACAATTTGCGAAAAATGTGCATTAAAACTATTAGAGGATATTAAGGCTGGTAAAATGCAACTAGAGGAAGCTGAGTATCAAGGACGAGATGTTAAACTTGGAAAACCCATGCGTGGTGATGTAAAAAAGTTTAAAGTGTACGTTAAGAACCCAGAAGGAAATGTTGTAAAAGTTAATTTTGGACAAAAGGGGATGAAGATTAAAAAAAATAATCCCGAAAGGCGGAAAGCTTTTAGAGCAAGACACAATTGTGATAATCCAGGACCAAGACACAAGCCAAGATATTGGTCATGTCGTAAGTGGTAAATATAAATAAAAGACATGCCATACAAAGTCAAAAAACAAGGTGATCAGTACGTAGTATACAAAAAGGATACTGATAAACGAGTAGGAGCAACGGCAGGAAACAAAGAAGCTTTGCGTAAGTACCTAGCAGCATTGCATTTGAATGCTAATGAAGCTGTTATAAAGCTAGTAGATCTTATAAAAGAAGCAGAGGATGTTCACAAACCTTATATGTTCAGTCAACAAGGTTTTGGCTGTCATGTTTGTAAATACTATTCTAAAACTAATGACTTACACTATTGTGATAATGAGCATTATAGAAATCTTAAAGGTACGAGTGTACTTACAGATGATAAACAACAACCAATAAATGATCCAAGCAAATGGTGTAGTGATTGGTTTGAACCAACTCATTAATGATAGGTTTTAAAACAAACGATATTCCAATAACGGATGAATTTGTTGTAAGCAAACCTCTACCTGAAGAACTGGCTAAAGATGTACTAACTAATCTAAGTTGCCATGTAGATCATGAGGGTTTTGATCTCAACGAAATTGAACAACACTATTATAAACATAATGGTGTTTTTTTGTATCACGATAAGACATGGTATAAAGATGGAGGTAAAGACAAAGGTACTAATGGAGTCTTGTATAATTGGATTGAATCAACACAACCAGATAGCAATCTAATAATCGATCACAGTCATTTTGTTTTTAGATACCCAATAGTAGGAGAAGCTGCAAAACAAATAAAACTATACTCTCAATTTAGACCGGAGTTGCTTAGACTTTTAAGTAGTAAGTTTAAATGTGGTTTAGATTTCTGTGTAGATTATATATCAGAAGATAGAGTTGAACCTATAGTGCATATAGAGTGGGATTATGATAATATTGAGGAGTTGATGAAAAACAAAGCCTATGTGGAAGGTTTACTGCAAACTATTGAGTGGGAACAGATTGTGAATATCATCCTACGATATAACAAACTAGCAAGAATAAATAAGATAACGGCTTTTGAACAAGCTGACTTTCGATCCATGCTTGTTTTTGGAAAAAAGTCTTATTATCTTATTCCAACATTATAATCAATCAGGACTATTTATATACATAAAACACAGACAAAAATGAAACTAATAAATCTAATACCATTAAAAGAATATGCAGTAGATGATGTGGAGGCAACTTCTCCAGAACTGATTGCTACACCTTATTTTCGTGAATTTCAAGCAGCTCATGGCTACAAACCATTATTTAAGTTTATTGGTACAAAGAGTGAAGAACATATCTTTGTAGCTGATTTAAACAACTTTGGTCAGTTAGACATGGTTATAAGTGATGCAAAGTTGATTGCAAAGGTAACAGAAAAATATGCTGTCTTTGGTATTGTTTATACTTTAACTGGCTTAGAAAGATTTGATGCAACTGTTTGTAAAATGAAACAAAAAGATGGTCAAATTGAGCGTATGATGTTTGATAATAAAGACAAGAAAAACTTTGATGCTAAAACTACTAACTTCTTAAAATTAATAAGTGATGAAAAATAACAAACAACAAAATTTAAAAGAAAACGCATTACGTTCTTATATTCGTAAAGAAATACACAAACTTTTAGAAGCTGAGAATGAAGAGGCACCAGAACAAGCACCTACTGAAGAGCCTGCTGAAGAAGAAGGTTTGAATCGTGACTTAGAAGGAGCTACTAGAGCTTTTATCAGAAAATTAAAAGATACTCCAACAACCGTTGATGAGTCTGATTTAGTTGAAATGGTGTCAATGGTAATTGAAGCCTTTGCTGACTCAAGTGAGAGAAAATTAAATATACTAAAAGCAGTCAAATCTAACATTGTACGATAATGAAGTTGAAAAAGGTAATAAAGCGTCTTGAGGAAGATACCAAATATCAAGAGTTCTTCAAAGCTGCAATGAAAAAGTTTAACATATCTTCTCCGTCAGACTTTAAAGATGCTACAAAGAAGAAAGAGTTTTTTGACTACATTGACAAAAATTACAAAGCTGAAGATGAAAACTAACATACTGTTTGGTTGTTTATTAATTACTATTGGAGCATTAGCTTATCTATTGTTTCAGAAGTCTGATAGCAATATTGTTGATTACAATAAAAAGCAGATAGATAGTCTAAATGTGATTAACGCTGGGTTACAGAAGCAACAAGAGGTACAAGATAGTATTATAGATCACTACAAGGTAGAAGTACTAAACTTAGACCATAAAATAGATTCTACAGAACATAAATTAAAAGACTTACGTATTTACTATGGTAAAAAAATTAGGAATGCTGGCAACTATACTCCTACTGAGCTTGACAGCTTCTTCACAAACAGATACAAGCAAGATACAATTAAAAACTAATATTGCACGTTCAGTAGTCGTGGATCTCCTCAAAGGAGATTCCACTTCTATGGAATTAAAACAAGCTAATCTTAAATTAGACTTACTTCAAATGAAAGTTGATTTCAAAGATAAGATGATTGCTGGTTACGATAAGAAGATTAAATTGTACGATGAACAGCTTCAGATATGTGCTGAAAAGGAAATAAATTACAATAACATAATAATCAAGTTAGAAGCAGATAGCAAGAAGCTAAAGAAAACTGTTAAGATATTAGGAGCATCCTTAGGAGTGTCTGCAGTAATCTTAACAACTGCCTTCCTACTAAGATAATAAAACAAGTTACAGATGAGTGAAAAAAGTCTAAGAGACGTCATTAAAGACGAGTACCTAAAGTGTGCTAAATCGGCATCATACTTCATGAAGAAGTATTGTATGATCCAACATCCAACAAAAGGAAAAGTACCATTCCATTTATATCCATATCAGGAAGATACCTTAGTGGATTTTCAAGAGAATGATAGGGTAGTAATATTAAAGTCTCGTCAGTTAGGTATATCAACTCTAATTGCAGGATATGCTTTATGGATGATCTTATTTCAAAATGATAAAAACTGTTTAGTTGTAGCGATTGATCAAAACACGTCTAAAAATCTTGTAACAAAGGTTCGAGTGATGTATGACAATCTACCAAGCTGGTTAAGACTGAAAGCAGTAGAGAGTAATAAACTTTCTATGCGATTAAGTAATGGTTCACAAATTAAAGCTGTAGCGAGTACAGGAACATCAGGACGATCTGAAGCATTATCTTTAGTTATTATTGATGAGGCAGCTTTCGTTGAAGGAGCAGAAGAATTATGGGCATCCCTACAGCAAACATTAAGTACTGGAGGTAGAGGTATTATCTTATCCACACCTAATGGTACTGGTAACTTCTTTCACAAGATATGGACTAAAGCTGAAGCAGGAGAAAATAGTTTCAAAACAAAAAGACTACCATGGCAAGTACATCCAGAAAGAAATCAAGTTTGGAGAGATAGACAAGATGCAGAGTTAGGACCTAGATTAGCAGCACAAGAGTGTGACTGTGACTTT